GAATGAGCTATTTGGTGGAGTAAGAGATAAACGACCTCTTACAGTCGAAAGAGTCGTTGAGAGAGATCAGTATGATGATAAGTTAATAACTAACTCTGGATCTCCCGATTTCGCAAAACGTAACGATCCTTCCGTATTACGTAAAGCAATCGAGGACGCAAAGTCCGGCAAATGGTTTGAATATCCTATGATTTTGGGATCTAGGAGTCAACGAGGAAAAGAAAGATTTATATTCCTTGCCCCATTTAGCACTAATATTGTAGAAAAGCAATATTTATACCCGTTGATGGATCATATCCGTAAGACAAATCACCCATTCTTTGCAGCTTGGGAAGGATTTGAGGCTGTTGAAACTTCTTTTGAAATGACTAATTTCTTTAATAGAGATGTTTCATATGTACAACAGGATTATACGGCTATGGATAAGTACTTTAACTCAATGCTTGGAAAGCTAGTTTTCGAAGTAACGAAGGACTTTTACCAATCAAGTTATCACGAAGAGTGGGATAAAATCATCCAGCATGTATTTGATATACCGGTTATGACACAGATTGACAAACTAGTCAAAGGACCGCATGGATTAATGTCTGGATCGGGTTTAACTAACTTCCTCGAATCTATAGTGTCATACTATTTAACATGTAATTATAAGAATATCTTGGAATCTACCAAGTATCCGCATCAACGTGTTCTCGATTCACAAGGTCTTGGCGACGACTTAGTATTCAATTATGATAGTGAGTCTCACTCAGAGGAAGAAGTGAAGGATGTAATGCAATTCGAATCATACCAGTTAGGTCTGGTTTTAAATCCAAGTAAGCAGAGATTCGATAAGCACACGACCGTATACCTTCAAAGATATTTCGATGAACGGTTGAATATCAATAAAGGTAATTATCCCAGTATTCTTGCTTTAAATACTGCGATGCATCCCGAGCGGTTCCACGACGCCGCGAAATGGAGTAGTGAGATGGAAATACTCCGATGGATTATGATACTCGAGAATTGTAAGAATCTGCCTTACTTTGAGGAATTAATTCAATTCTTTATGAAGGGTGATAAGTTCAAGCTTGGACTAACAGAACCCAACTTCTTTCAACAGTTACCAATCACGTATGAAAAGAGTAAGTCGATTAAAGGTTTTGTTCCTTCTTATAATCAAGAAGGCTTAGACAGAGGTATTATGCAGTTCGCTACTGTTAAATATCTTATGAAACAAAATGCTATAAGCAAATAGCTTCGGC